TGGGTGGAGAACATCAAAAACACCGTCAGCGAAGAAGCTGCCCGCCAGATCGTCACCGACCTCAAAGAGATCGGCCCCTACTGGACGGGCGAGTTCGAGTCTGCCTGGGTCGTGCGTTCTGGTGACGTTTCGATCGCCGCCAACCGTCCCGGCAAACCCAACCCACCGAAGTTCCCGCAACCGCGCCAGCTCACCAGCGTCACCATCCCCCGCGCGCGAGGCCGTAAGTCGATCTCCTACACGATTGGCAACGCCATGAGCTACCGCAACGTGGCGCTTGACCTCGAACCCGGCCGCATCAAAGGCGGTGGCAACGAAACCGCCGTCCAGGACTGGTACGCCCAGTACATCGAAGGCGGCAACCTACGCCTGACGCTTGAGCAAACCACCGCCCGCGTTGCTGCCGACCCACGCATCCGTGGCTTCCGTGGCCGCCAGGGTGAGGAGTAAGCCATGACGCTCCAGGCCATCCGCAAAGTCCTCGAAGACGCCGTAATCGCCGGCGCCGGCACCGTTCCCGTCTACGTCGACAACCAGCTTTACGACGCCGACGACGCCACCTCCGAGTTCGTGCTGGTGCGCGTCCACTTCGGCACCACCGTCGAACCCACCTTCTGCGAGAACGTCGAAGACCTGCGCGGCACCATCGTCATCGAGATTTACACCCCCAAAGGCCAAGGTCCCGGCCGAGGCCAAACCCTGGCTACCGAGATCAGCAAGCAGCTCAACGCCCTCCGTTACCACGCTGCCGCTGGAGCGAAAGCCCGCGTCCTCAGCCTGAACGGCCCCAGCTTCACCGCCCTCGACGGCCGGCCGCACTTCATGAGCCGTTTGAGCGGTTCCCTTATAGCTGCATACACTTAGAGGGCCTGAGCCCCCGCAGGCGACGCCCCCGCATGTCGTCTACTGAGGTACACCAGTGCCAGTTTCATGCAACACGTCCGCGCTCACCGGGAGCGACGGACTGATCACTTTCAAGCCCGCAGGCGTCAAGCACTGCCTGAAGGATGCCTCCGACTTCCCGCTTGGCAAGCTGATCACGGTCCCCGGCGACCACGATTACTACATCGGCGACCCGGTGGTGTTCACCACCGATGGTTCGGCCACCATCGACCCGAAGCTGACGGTCAACACCAAATACTTCGTTGTCGACAAGACTCAAACCACCATCTCGGTGTCCGCTACCAAAGGCGGTGTGCCGATCACGCTGGACGGCCTCGGCGGTAACGCCGGCTCTGGCGTGGCCAGCTTGGCTGCCGCCACTGCCGGCGTGGGCTACACGCCCGGCACCTACACCGACGTGCGCCTGGTGCAGGGCACAGCCAACACCGCTCGCGCCACCGTGGTGGTCCCCGCCGGCGGTGCCATCAACGCTGGCGCCATCACCATCACCACCCCCGGCACCGGCTACACCACCGCAGCCGGCGGCATCACCCTGACCGGCGGACGCAACGCCTCCGGAGTGGCGCTCGACGCCACAGCGCCCACCACGGCGTTCACCGGCACCGCGACGCTCACCACCGCCCGCGAGAACAGCACCGGCCACATCAACATCGCCTACGGGGCCTATGACCTCGTGTGCATGGTGCAGGAGTGGTCGATCGACTTCTCCCGCGAGACCATCGACATCACCACCCTGCCCTGCAAGGTGGGCGGTGCCGCCGACAAGTTCGCCGGCTTCCGCACCAGCATCCCTGGCTTCGCCAGCGGCTCTGGAACGATGAGCGTGCTGTTCAGCGGCGAGCAGACCAGCCTCAGCGGCCGTCTGATTGCCAACTCGCTGCTGAAGAACCAGGCCGGCGCCACGGTCAAGTTCTACGTCAAGGCCATCGAAGGCGCTGGCAACGTCCTCGACGACACTCTCTCCTCCTACATCGAGGCTGAGGTGTCCTTGGACGGCTTCTCCATCTCGGTGAACACGACCGACGCCATCGTGGCCTCGATCAACTTCAGCCTCTCGGCACCTCCCACCCACCTGTTCAACATCAGCCTCGCCTGATCCAGACTGCTGGTGGAATGTTCGCCCCCGCTCCGGCGGGGGCTTTCTTCTGCTGGCGCGTACTAGACTAAACGGGTATTGATTTGAGTTTGCATGGCAGCAGCCATCCGCGCCATCGACCGCCTTAAGAAGGCTGCCAACCTAGTACCGAGCCGCAAAGACGTTGAGCTGTCGGACGGCACCACCTTCACCTTCTGGTCCCGCCCCCTGACGATGGCGGAGCGCGACCGTGCCAAGAAGCGCACCGGCAACGACGACCCCAACGCCTTTGCCCTTCAGCTCCTCGTCGATAAAGCCCTGGACGAAAACGGTCAACGCCTCTTCGCCCCCGGCGACGCCGTCGAACTCCGCAACGAAGTCCGCGACAGCGACCTCCAGCTCCTGATGCTGGGCGTACTCGACAACGGCAACCCAGACGACGAAGTCATCGACATGAAAAGCAACGACTAAAGAACTAGAGGAGGACAGCTGGCTCCTCCTCAGCCTCGGCGTCGCCAAAGAGCTGGGCTACACCCTCACCCGCCTCTGGAACGAAGTCACCGAAGAGGAACTTCTGTTGTGGTCGCTGTACTTCGGCTACCTAAACAAGCAGCAGGAGGAAGCTCTGCGCAAAGCCAAGAGCCGCCGCTGAGGCGGCTTTTTCATGCGACCTAGACTCGGGTAACGCCCCAGCGCCGTGGTCCGTGGCCCAGTTTGACGCCAACATCAACCTGCGCGTACAAACGGCCGGCGCCGAAAAGAACATCCGCGAGCTGGAGCGCCGACTGGCATCGCTCCAGGACCGTCTGATCTCGACGGACAAGCGAAACAAGGGCCCAGCTTCCAACCTCAACACCGGCCGCCAGGTCGACGCCACCCGCACCGTCTACACGCTGGAGCGTCGGCGCCTCGACGTTCTGCGCGCCCAGACCAAAGAAACAGACGCCCGCATCACCCGCGAGCTGCGCCTTGCCGCCGCCCAGCAGCGCCAAGCCACCATCCTCCAAGCGCTGGAGCGTGCCGGCGGTGCCAGCACCCAAGCCGGCCGTGAACGCATCGAAGCAGCGGTCCAGGCATCCAAGGTCGCCTCCAAGAGCCTCAGCGTCCAGAACGCGGTCAACGTCCTTCTGGAAAAGGAGCTGCAGATCCGCCGCGAGGTCAACCGCACTGCTGCTGGAGCGGCAGCCGGCCAGCGCAACGTCTACGACTACAGCGGACAGATCCGCGCCCTGGAGCAGCTGGGCGCCACCGAAGGCCAGCTGCGCGAAGCCACCCGACTGCGCGACCAGCTGAACCAGCAGCTGAGCCGCAACCAGATTGATCTGAGCAAGGCCACCGACGCTGCGCTCCGCCGCGAACTCGAACTCCTTGAAGCACGCCTGCAGCTACTTGCCGCCACCCGCGCCGAGCAGCAACGCCAGACCAACGCCTACGCCTACCCGATCGGCCCGAACCAGCGCAGCAGCGGTCGCAGTCGTTTCGGCGCCGTCAGCAACGCCGAAATCGACGCCGCCATGGTGCGCGGGATGCGCGCCCGCCGCGAAGCCTTCTACAAATGGGAAGCCGAGCAGCAACGCAACCAGCGCCGCATCGCAACGCGGGAAGCAGAGCTTGCTGCCCAGGAGCAGAAGCGCATCCGCGAAAGCCTGCTCAAGGGCCTCGGCGGCCGCCTCAGTAGCGGCGCCATCGGCGGCGCCTTCCCCCTCCTCTTCGGCCAATCGCCCCAGGCCGCTGTGGGTGGTGCGATCGGCGGCCTGCTCGGCGGCCAAGCCGGCGGCTTCGCTGGCTCGCTGGTCGGCACCGCCATCGGCGACCTTCAAGCCGCACAGGACAAGGTCAAAGAGCTGGGCGCCGAACTGGGCCTGAGCAGCGCCCAGGTCAAGGTGCTGGGCGAAGCGTTCCAGCAAGCCGGCCGCGACGCCGACAAACTCGAAGCCGCCGTCGTCAACATCCAGGGCCTCGGCCTCTCCTCCACCGAAACCGCTTCCGCCCTCAAACTCTCCAGCGAACTCGCCACCGAATACGGCGGCAAAGTCGACAAGATCGCCCAAGCCTTTGCCGACACCCTCGAAAGCGGCAAAGTCACAATCAGCACCCTCAACCGCTTCACCGCCCAGGGCATCCCCATCCAAGAGGAGCTGGCGCGGAAGTACGGCGTCAGCCGCTCCGCCATCCTCCAAATGGCCAAGGACGGCAAAATCCCCGTCCAGGACCTCGTCAACGTCATGGTCAAGCTGGGCCGTGCCGCCGAAGAAACCGCCAACAAGAAAACAGCCTTCGAGCAGTTCACGAGCAGCGTTCGCGGCCTAGCCCTAGCCGTAGGCGACCTCGCCAAAAACCTACTGAGCGCTGTACTCCCTGCCCTCAACATCATCATAACTGAGGCCACAAAAGGCCTAAACGTAATCAATAACATCCTCGGCGCCGCCGCAGAAGGCGCCAAGTTCGGCCTTGGAGAAGCACAGCGCAAAAGGATCCTTACCCAAGCTCAAAAAGAAGCAGAAGAGATCGTCAACCGCCGCAACATCAAAAACCCGTTCCAGCGCAACGAAGTATTCCAGCAAATCGCTGCTGAACGTGAACGCGACCTAGTTCGTGCCTATGGCTACAGCACAGGACAGTTAAAACCTGAAGTAGCGGGCCCTGCGGCCGGAATCACTCCAATTACCGCGCCCAGCCAACTTGAAGCCACCGACAAAGAGCGCAGAGAGAAAGAAAAGTCCTTCTACGACTACAGCGCCCAAAACCAGGCTGACCTGGCGCGTAACGCCATAGAACTCAGCCGCCAGGTCTTCGAGAACGAAATGGAGCTGGCCCGCCAGCTCTACCAGCAAAAGCTCGACTACCAGGACAAGCTGAACAAGTTGAACGCTGCGCAGCTTTCGAGCCCCGTAGCCAGGGATGCGTTCAACCAGATGGCCGAGCTGCAGAAAACGCAGCAGGACTACATCACGCAAACCCGCGACCTCGACGACAAGATCGCCAAGGCCCGCAAGGACCTGGCCGACGCCCGCGCTGGCGTAAGCCTGGCGCGCCTTGACTCCTCAACTACAAAAGTTGCAGGCAGCGGAAGCAGCGGCAAGAGCGGCAGGTTCAACGTCATCGAATACCTGACCGGCGACAAGAGCAGTTCCGGCTACCGCGCTGACCACGGCGGCGGCAACTACCACGACCACCTGGCGTTTGGTAGCCAATCGGAACGCGACGCCGCCATGAAGCTGCTGCGCGCCAATGGCGTCCAGATCGGCAGCGTCAATGACGGTCGCCACGCTCCAGGCAGCTACCACTACTCCAACCAGGCTTTCGACGTCCCTGGAGCGCAGGTTCCTCCAGGTCAAGAGCCGGCCCTATCCGCCCGTGTACGTGGAATCCTCGGCATCGGTAGCAGCGCCGGCGTCGGCAACCAAACCATCGCCCCCGGCGGCCAGCCCAACCTGGGCAACATCATCGGCGCCCAAGGCGAAGTCGACAAAGCCCAGGCTGCCCTCGACGGCCTGCTCAAGCAGCAGCAAGCACTCACCCAAGCTCAGGCCGCCAGCAAAGCGCTGGACATGCCCACCGCCATTGCAGAATCGACCCAAGGCTTCCGCGATCAAACCGCAGAGCTTCAAAAACAAACGCAAACTCTGCAGCTTCGCACGCGCCTTGAGATGGAAGGCGTCGCTCCCGAGATCATCGAAGGCGAACTTTCCAAGCTGGAGATAACTCAGCGCACCACGGAATACGCAGAAGGTTTAGAAGCTGCAGTTAAAGTTGGTAACCGCACGCAGGAGGAAGCCAACACCCTGCTTGAGGCATACAAAGAGGCTGCTGCTGGTGCGGCTTCCGCTGTCGACGCCCTTACGCGAGCGCAGCTTGCTGCCGCCGACCCCATCAACAAACTCATGGCGCAGTGGACGCGCAACCTCACTGACATCCGAGGTCAATACGCTGAACTCGCCCAGACCATTGCCAGCGAACTGGGCAGCGGCATGAGCGACGCGATCACCGGCGTCATCACCGGCACCCAGACCGTCGGCGAAGCCTTCAGCCGCATGTTCGCCAACATCGGCAAAGCCTTCATCGACATGGCAACCCAGATGCTGGCCCAGAAGCTGGTGCTTTCCGTCGTCCAAGCGTTTGCCGGCAGCGCCATCGGCAGCTTCGGCGGCGGATTTGGGGGCGGGGGCATCGACTGGGGGCAGACGCCCGGCATCGGCGGCGTGCCTGACTTCGGCGGCTCCTTCTTCGCCGACGGCGGCTTCGTCACCGGCCCGACCCCGGCGGTGGTAGGCGAGGGCGGCGCCAACG